AAAGTGGTAGCTTTGGCTGACCGCACCGCCATGAATGCGGATGCCGCCACTCGTGCATTGGTGTACGACCACGCTATTAAACAAGGATTGTCAGACGTCGAAGCCGACATGATGACCGTTGAATCCATGAACTACCAAAAGCGTGGATTGTCTGCAACCGTGCAACACGCTAATCGCCTGATCCCTTTTACCAATTCTCAAATCCAAGCGCTCAATGTATTGGCAAAGTCTGCCCGCGGCAACATGCCTTTTAACGAACAGTTGAACATTCAGCGCAAGTTCTACAACAATGCCCTGATACTGGCCGGTACTGGCTTGGCTTACGGCATGGCGTTGGCAGATAATCCCTATTACAAAAACGCCAAGATGCAAGACAAGTACGGCAATATGTTTGTATTCTTGCCCGGCATTGAAGAGCCTGTGAAGATTCCCGTCCCCTATGAGGTGGGTTACTTCTTCTCCATGGGTGTTGCCGCAGCCGATGGCATGCGAGCAGAAGTTAAAACGGCAGATCAAGCCCGAGCATTGGCAGGATTATTCTCCAATTCCATACCGGGCTATACCTCCGGCGGTGTCCCACAATTGGTTAAACCTGTAGCAGAAGTGGCGCTGAACCATGACTTTTATACAGGCGAAGCCATTGAGTCTGAGCGTTTACGCAAACTCGATCCTGAAGAACGCTATACAGCCAACACCACAGAACTTGCAAAACAGCTTAGCCATATGACGGGTGGCGTGTTGTCCCCCATCATGATGGAGCATTTGACACGTGGTTATTTGGGTCAACTTCCGTTGGCCGCTGCCGCAGGCACTCAACAAATACTGGGTGTTGGCAACGGTAAATCCATTGAGCGTGCATCTGATTTGCCTTTGATTGGTACTGCGTTCCAGAAACAATACGGTGGTGAACAAGCAGATGAAGCCTACCGTCGTGCAGAAGATGCGGAAAAAGCCAAAGCTACTTACGACAACATGGTCAAAGAAGGCCGTACCGCAGAAGCAAGACAGTACGCTCAAGAAAACAAAGACCGCATCAGAGCCGCGCCAATGGCAACTAAATTCAAGAGGGCCATGTCCAAGTTGTACGCCGACACTAGGATGATCCAGAACAGGACCAACCTGAGCCCTGAAGAAAAGCAAGCACGCCTGCAACAACTGGATGCCACGCGTCAACGGATAGCGGAACAGATATCAGGGCGGCTTGGGTAAATAGAAGAGGACGCCCATGCGTCCGTCTTTGATCCCAACGCGGGCTTTGGCATTGAAGATGCGGTGTCTGAGCGCTTGCTGAAGTCCTTCCATTCGTATGGCTTCGGCGTCTAGGCAGGGGATAAAGAACCCCTGCCCGCGCTTAAGTTTTGTCCACGGATATTGCACGCGCAATGATTTCATCTGCTTCGTTTTCACGTCTGCTGATCTTGATCACCGACACACGCATGGGCGGTCCGCTTGTCTGGGCCAACATGTCTTTCTTGCTCATGTAAGACACTGTGTACTGCTTCTCCATTTGGCGCTTGAAGTCCGCATACCCAAAGCTCATGTTGGAACAGAAAGCTCTAAGCAAGCGCTCTTCAATATAGAAGTCTTTACACCCAGAAGTTTTACCGTTCTCAACACGCCCCATGATGGCAGACTTAGTGGTTTCTTTGCTGACCATGGAGCCGTCCCCCATGATGGCGCTGAGTCCTGTCTTATCGCCATAGTTCACAATGACAAACTTGCCCCAGAACTCGCCAATGAATCCGTTAAGAACGTCTTCGGCTGCACGCTTACCGCCTTTGATGGTGCTACGCATGTAGTCAATACGCTTGTGCATATCGGCGATGATCTCGGTCATAGGAAAGTCAAGAGCGCCTGTATGTTTGGGGCCAAGTAAGATGGCTGCCGCCATTTGAGCACCAAGCCCCGCCATCCAAAACCGCTCATCATTGGTCGCATTAAACTCTGTATATGCCCGCTTGATGCAGTTGGATACCAACTCTTGTAAAGAGTCCACATGATCCACAAAATACTGCGCCAAAATCTCACCCACTACACCGTAGTTATTGGCTATGGATTTAATGATGTCGATCTCTTCAGGCTCAAACTTCAACTCCTCATCCATCACAAATTCAATCAGGCGTCTCAACTCACCTTCAGCGGCATGCTTGCGCTCACCAGTCAGGTAGTCAACCACGTGGGTATTGGAGGACATGATGGCGATAGCCATCCAAGTGGATAAATTGATACGCTCTTTGTTTGAACCGGACTCCATGCGCTCCTTGCCACGACCCTCGGTCATGTCCAATAAGAACTCAGGTAGCCACTCAAAGTCTTTGCGGTTCTTGGATGTGATCTCATCCGTTACAAGTGGAAGACTATTGAATAATCCTAGTCTTTGTTGCATGGCAACTGGGCTAGTGCTTTTGCCAGTGCGATAGTGGACAGGATGCCCCCAAATAGAAGCAGCGCCTTCCAGAGCCAAAGATTTTCCGGTACCTGATTCAGTGCTTCCGCAGTGAACTGTAAGGCCATAAATACCAGTGAAGCGCATAAGAGGCGACGCAGCACCCATAAGGATAACGCTAAGATGTCCATACATTTTTTTTCTAATCAAGAGGTTGATAAAAGCACGGAAGTTCTCCAACGTGCCGGTGGGTTGTGTGTTGTTAACAATATTCTCTAAGCCGGTCATGGGCACGGTAATAGGCGCCTTGTGCGCGGTATAGATTTTCCCTGCAAACACAAAGGTATTATTCTTTTGCCAACCGTAACTGGTTGGAACTTTCAAAGGCGTCTTTTCCATGTTCATCTTTTCTACGCAAGCTCTCACATAGTCGGCTAGATTCTTGTCGTTGCCAGAACCGAATGAACTGATAACGCGTTGTGCTGCCAATAACTTAATAGCCTCAGCGCCCTTTTCCATTGTTGAACGCATGGGGATGTCAATGGATTCTGCGCCGTCAGGCAAATTGGCCATGAAATGTACGGTGTGTTCTTTCTCATGCCTGAGTATGTCCACGGGGAACAAGTCAAACGGCAGAATCATCACTTGTACTTTCATCTTGTTGCCGTTGGCATCCAAGTCTTCTTTCTCCATGAACACACCACCACGCTCACCATAAGCGTAGCCACGTGGGGGCTCGGGTCTCTTGTATTCTTTCTTGTCGATTTCTACGATTTTCTCTGTCGTGGTTACTGCCGTGGCACGACCCAACGCTAACGGATTTGTAATCTTTCCCCAGTGCATACAACCGGGGCAAACACCGGGGTTTTCACTATCGAGTTTGGTACATGGATAGGGCCCTTTAATCTCAGACAGTTTCTGGTGCATGCGCCCTTCATCGTAAGGGTGAAGTTTGCTGAGCCATATTGCAGCTTTCGGACCGTCCTCGCACTTCTGCGCAATGCTGAGTAACCCACGCCAGAGTGGCTCCATACCATCGTCACTTGCGTTGTTCACGTAGTGGTCGAGCTGTCCGCAACCTGTGCCGTTGGCAGTCTTTTCTGCAATGATCTTAAAGCGCGTGACTGAGTTCTCAAACAGCTTGACCGTCGTACCGCTTGACGCAATCGGTGTTCCTGCTATATCCAGCGACACGCGCGGCTTAGTGACTGTCTCGTAAGCTGTGCCCACAAGGTGCTTCTCAACCAATCCACGGATGTCCTCAAACTCGAAGAAGTCTCCCTCGTTCTTGAAGCGTACATTGGTAGTTTCCCTAACCTTCTTCTTGCCTTTGACGCCGGTGTTGATGGTGTCAGGCACACGCAGAACTCTGGACGCATCCCCTGTGATTGTGTTGTCAATCGCCAGTTTCTTTTGATTGCACAAGCGCTTGAACCCCTCGGCCACAGGCTTCCATTCTTCTTTGTCCACAGCGTCTGTGAACGGCCAGTATGCATGCACGCCACCACCGGAAGCCACCATCCAAGGACTGCCAAGATCGCTCAACCCAACTTCATCGCAGAAATCTAGTATTGCCTTGGCTGCCGCTTGAGCGGATGGGTACGCCTTTGGTTTGATGACGCCGTTCTCATCCGGTATATCTTTAGGGTGATTACAATCGACATCCACCGCAATGCACTTGACCATTTGGACGTTGGTGGCAACTCGGGTGTCTTCTGCGCCAAACGTGCCAAGCGCGAAATAAATGTCATATCCGTTTTTCTTCCATTGGTTTATCTTCGCTTCGGCTTCTTGTAATTCATTGACATACACATGTTCCTTCTTTTTGGTGAGTTCTGCCACGCAATAGCGTCCGTTACCCGGAGACGGCAAAACCGCCGCCATAAACTCTAGCGGTTCCATTCAATTCCTTCGGGTTATTTAAAGAGATCGAGCTGACCTTCTTGGGGGTAAGCGTGCGTTTCAGCGGGGGCGAGCGCTGTGTATCTACGGAGCAATTCTGTTTGCCATGCAATCGGCATTCCTTGTTGGGAGTCAATAAACATGGCTGCGTAACGGATCAGTTCCGAGTTACTAAGGGATCGAGGTTGTATTCCTTGCATATTCTTCTCCATGCTTCGTCGGCCGTCTTGGACGTCGACATAATTTTTGTTAAAAGTTCTACCCTGTTTTGGTACGCCACAAAAACATCTTTGCCTTCAAACCAGTTGTACACAGTTTGTCGGGTGACGCCAAGCGCATATGCAATTTTTGTAACAGGGAAGTCCAAATGAATAGCCCAACGCCCAAGGGTACTCCCAAGAGTTTTAGGCGATCGAGCCACGAGATCAATTATTTTTTCTGAGTATGGCATTGTTCTACTTTAAAGGCGGGGGTAGCGTGACCAGACAAGTCAGGGGAAACACAACCGTAAGTATGTTGGCGGATATCTAACGAGGTCTAAAAAATCCAAAGAAAAAAAACACCCCGACTTACGCATTGCGACCGCCCTTGCTACCCCCTGAACTTACTTATTCATCATCCCAATCAGACACGATGTCAGCCAGTTTGCTTTTCTTAGCAGGCACAGCACTTGGCTTTGCCGCCTCTTTGCGAACTTCTGGTTCACCTGCGTCTTCCACGGGTTCTGCTTTCACCTTTGCTTTGGGCGCTGGCGCTTCTTCAATCTCGTCTTCAACAGGTGGTTTGCCTGCGAGTGCAAGTGGTGCAGCTTTTGGTTTCACTCCATCAGTCTGGGCAACCGTCATGCGGATTGCATCCATCGCTTCTTGTGTGTTGCCTTTGGCCTTGGACAACTCGTACTCTACATTGGTCAACCAACGCACAGGGGAAAAGAACAACTTGGGAGACTCAGCCTTGGTATCAAACTTCATGCGAGTCACGATCTTCTCAACGTCAACGGGAGGTGACGCCAATGCGAGGTGACGAACATACGCTTGTAGTGGGCGCTTGTCGCCGTCTTCTTTACCGAACACAGATGTGGCAGGCAAAGCCAACTGTAGAACTTCATCGGGGTTATCGGCAAGCATTACAGCCAAGCGTTGTTGGTAACGGCAAGCACGGCTATTACCTTGGCCTGAACCGGCAATGTTCTGTTTGCAAGACATACAGGTTTGACCTTGTGGCGCTTTGATAGAAGCGTCGGGTTTCTCGCCATCGTTAGACCAGCAGTCTGGGCCTGTGATGTTGTCGCCATCGTATGACTTTGCGTAGAAGATGCGGCTAACCTTGGGGGCAGCTTTGATAACGATCACATCAAGATGGCGCTCTTCAATGGAGGCCATCTCTTTGCCACCGGCAACCAAGCGGAACACACCGCCTCTGATGGAGATACGTTTGGCTGTGCTACCAAGTGCGCCCCCCATAAGGGCTTTGGCTGTTTCGGAAAGTTCTCCGTTTTGTGCGAATGAAGGAACTTGTGCGGGATTGAATACGGATATGTTGGACATAGGGTTTGCTTTCAATTAGAAGGTTTAGTGATACGAATCTCGTACTCCGTGATGGAGTTCAAGCCCGGTGGAACGGCACCGGGGTTTTCTGCAAGGAACTGCGCCATGTTGCTCTGAGCCACGCGCTTCTCCAACAGGTCAACGGCTTCGTGCTCGATGATGAATCGTTTGAACGAATCCCAGTCTTGTGTTGAATACTTGGTCTTGGTGATCAGACTAACCGTTCCGTGGGCAGTCCTTAATGATGCGACCCCATCGGTCTTCATCATGTCTTTGAGCGCAAACTTGATCTCCTCTTGTTGGGCTTTGAGTGTCTCAAGTTTGGTGTCGTACTCTTGCGTGAGAGTGTCGACTTTTTCTTTTATCTTGCGATAAATCTGTACGAGTTTTTCTAACGGTATTGTTTCTGTTTCTGTATCCATGTTGTTTCTCTCTTCTCTTGTTGTTGTCAAGTGTTAGACATTCTATATCAGTTTTTTATTTCATTGCAACTCCTTTTGAATATTTATTTCGTTCTCAAACATTTGTGTTACCAAATGGTTGTCGCTCACTTTGGCTTCAAGCGCTTTGAACATTTTTTTCTCGATGGGCGAGCCTTGGATGTGAATCACTGTTACCTTGTCTGAGTTCTGCCCCTTGCGATCCGCTCTGGCAATGGCTTGTGTGTATTGCTCAACGCTCATCAGGGGTCCATAGAATACCACCGTATCGGCGGCTGTCAATGTTATCCCATGCGCAGTTGCTTGTGGTTGCATCACCAAGACCCTAGGGTTTTCCTCATTCTGGAATCTCCTAATAATGTCCGAGCGTTTTGATGGGGTAACCGATCCGTTGATGAAATCTGCCGTGATACCACGCTTAAGTAAATGGTTGTATATCGCGTCAATTGTGGATTTGAATAGAGCAAAAATAATTACTTTGCGCTCAGTCTCTTCCAGTATTTCCTCAAGCACACGCAGTCTTGGAGACGCATCGAACTCGACCACTTCTTTGTCATCGGTATATGCTGCACCGCAACTAATCTGTAATAACTTGGATACAGATGCGGCAGCATTAACGGCACTAATGGTTTCCCCTGCTGCTTGAACAAGCATTTGTTCTTTGAGCATGTTGTAGTACTTGGCTTGTTGTGGTGTGAGTGGCACTTCGCGTGTCATGGTGAGCACTGGGGGCAAGTCCAAGCATTGTTCTTTGGTGAACCTGATCGCAGGTTGCAGCGCTTCATGCACCAAGTCTTTGGCGTTGGGCTTGGGTGACCACTTGTACATTGTCACTTTGTTCATCACCATGTCTCTCCACCCTGTGAAGAACATCGGCACGCCTGTGGGATTCACGAGCTTGGCCAAACCGTACGCATCGACTGGAGACTGAGACGCGGGGGTTCCAGTCATCATCCACAAATGTGTGTCAGGGCGCAGAATGGA